CACCTATAACGCCGCATGAGTACCGGACGCGGCAACGCCGCTCGCCACGTTCAGAACGACAAGCCCGGGCCGTGGACGGCGTGGAAGGGTTCGAGGCACGGGAAATACATCCGGTTCATTCAGACCTACTGCAGCTCACCGAAGGGCGAGGGGCACGGCAAGCCGCTCAAGCTGGCGACCTGGCAGAAGGAAGGCATCGAGGAGATGTTCGCGGATGACGTGGACGCGGCCGTCCAGTCGTTCCCTCGCGGCAACGGGAAGTCGACCACGGAGGCCGCTCTCGCAGTCGCCGGCGTCTTCATGGACACCGAAACGGGAGCGCCGCAGGTTCCGATCATCGCAACGCGCATCCACCAGGCAATCCGCGCCGCCTACGGCCCCGCCGTGTCCATGATCCGTGCCGCTCCCGAGCTCGCGTCCCGATCCATCATCTACACCGGCATCGCGACTCCCCGTGTGTTCGTGCCCACGACGCAGGGCGAGATGTTCCCGATGTCCAACGACGTGGACGGCCTCCAGGGGCTTGATCCCAGCCTCGCCATCGCCGACGAGATCGGGTTCCAGCCCGAGGACTCATGGGGCGCGCTGCTCATGGCCGGCGGCAAGCGCAGCCGGTCGCTGACCCTCGGGATGGGGACGCCTGGCGTGGAGCGCGAGAATGCCCTCTACGCCATCCGCAAGACGATCGCCGAGGGTGGGGTCATCCCGCGTTTCTACTTCCGCGAGTTCGCCGCTGACCCCGGTTGCGACCACCTCGACCGTGCCCAGTGGCGCAAGGCAAACCCGGCCATCCGGTCGAAGTTCCTGCGGATCTCGGCCCTGGAGACGGACCTCCGGCTGATGCCCGAGGCGCGGTTCCGGATCTTCCGTCTGGGCCAGTGGGTCGAGGGCTACGAGTCGTGGCTGGGCGAGGACGGCCGGGCCGTGTGGGACGGTCTCCGGCGGAACGTCGAGCCCATCGCCGGGGCACCGACGTGGGTTGGCGTGGACATCGGGATCAAGCGCGACAGTTCGGCCGTCTGCATTGTCCAGGCGCTCGGCGACGGTCACCTCGGCGCGTGGGTTCGGGTGTGGGTTCCGACGAAGGATGAGCCGGTAGACGTGACCGACGTCATGGAGCACATCCGCCGCCTGGCGAAGACGTACAAGGTCGGCGGCATCAGCTTCGATGCGAAGTTCTTCGACGTGCCGGCCAAGATGCTGCACGACGAGGGGCTCCCGATGGTCGAAGTTCCCCAGTCGCCCATGCGCATGACGCCGATCATCGGCGACCTGTACGACCGCATTCAGCGGGGCGAGATCCACCACGACGGAGACCCGGCGTTCGCCGAGCAGGTCCTCAACGCGATCCCCCGTTTCACCGACAGCGGTTTCACGCTCCAGAAGCGCAAGAGCCGCGGCCGGATTGACGCTTGCATTGCCCTGTCGCTCGCCGTGGACCGGGCGCAGAACCGAGCGAAGCCGCGGCCGGCCCTCTTCGTGGGTGCCGCATGACGCGCCTGACCGACCGCGAGCGCCAGGTGCTCGGGCTGATTGCCGAGGGGATGGGAGTCCGCGAGATCGCGCCCCGCCTCAACATCTCCCCGGACACCGTCCGCAAGCACCGAGACAATGCCGTCCGCCGAGTCGGCAAGGGGTCACAGGTGGCGGCCGTCCGCGAGCTCGACCGGGACGGCACTACCGCATCTGCGTAATACCCACGGCGGGCCCGGCGGCCAACCCTAGTCTCGATGGCACGCTTCACTTGGCCCTGGGCACGACGCGAGCAGTTAAGCTCGTGGTCCGTGGGCGATCCCGCGTTCGCCGCATGGTGGTTCGGTAACACTGACGACGGCGAGGTCGTGACCCCGTACACCGTCCTCGGCCTGTCGGCCGTCCTGCGCTCGGTTTCCGTCATCTCCACGACGATCGCCGGGCTGCCGCTCCGCACCTACGAACGCTCGGGTGACCAGCGCGATCGCGTGCCGTCCGTCTTCGACGACCCGTACCCCGGCATCGACGGCATGACGCCGTTCTCGTGGGTCGAGACAATCCTCATTCACCTGCTCCTGTGGCGGAACGCCTACCTCTGGCACGACGCCCGTGAGACGCGATCGGGCGACGTGATCGTGTACCGCCCGATCCTCCCCGACGCGATCTACAAGGTGGAGAGGGTGAACGGGCGAATGCAGTTCACCTATAAGGACGCGGCCAACGAAGAGAAGGTCGTGGGATCGGAGTGGATCACCCACATCCCCGGCCCCTCGCTGGACGGCGCAACCGGCCACCCGCTCCTGGCCGCGGCCCGCGCCATCTTCTCCGGCGCCATCTCGGGCGACAAGGCCGCGCAGCTCACGCTCCGTCGCGGCATTCGGCTCGCTGGCCTTCTGGTGCCCGAAGAGGGCGAGGAGGTTGACGAGACCGAGGGCAACGCGATCCTCGAGCAGCTCCGGGCGAAGGTCGTTGGCCGGGAGCACGCGGGGGACGTAGCGGTCATCAATCGCCGCATGAAGCTTCAGCCGTGGACGCCCAACAACATCGAGATGCAGTGGGCCGAGACCCGCCAGGCCGTCCTCGGGGAGATCGAGCGCCTGTTCGGGATGCCGCCGCACCTGCTCGCCGACACCGAGAAGCAAACCTCATGGGGCACCGGCGTCGCCGAGCAGAACCTCGGCCTCGCGCGCTACACGCTCCGCGGCTGGTCCGACCGCATCGAGCAGACGCTCACGCGCCGCCTGCCGCCCGATCAGTTCTGCGAGTTCGACTATAAGGGCCTGCTGCAAGGCACGCCGGCGCAGGAGATCGGGCTCATCATCGATCAGGTCGGCGCTGGTCTCCTGACCGTCGACGAAGGCCGGCGCCTGATGAATATGCCGCCGCTGACCCCGGCGCAGAAGGCCGACGCACAGCCCCCCGCCCCGATCGTGGCGCCGTTCGCCGAGCGCCCCGAGACCCCGGTCGTGAACGTCACGATGCCGAACCCGCCGGCCATCACGTTCGAGCGCGGTGCCGTCGAGGTGTCCTCACCCGTCACCGTCACCGTCGAGGCGCCCGAGCCCGTCGTGCCGCTGCCCATGACAGAGCGTTCCGAAGGCACCACGCGCATCGTCTATGACGACGAGGGCCGCATCTCCGAGATCCTGGAGGTGCCCAAGTGACCGCCCGCTCGGAGGCCCTTCGCGCGGCGTTCGCAGCCGTGCCCCGGACCGAGAGCATGGTGGAGCCCTCCGACGTCCTCGCCGCCATCCGTGGACCCAAGGGCGATCCCGGTCCGCAGGGCCGACAGGGCGAGCCTGGACCGCAGGGCGAGACCGGACCAGCCGGCAGACCGGGACCCCGTGGGGAGCAAGGCCCGGAAGGAATGCCCGGATCGAACGGCGCTCCCGGCCAGGCGGCCCCGATCGTTCTCCGCGCCACCGTGGAGCGCGACCCGAACGGCTACATCAGGACCATCCGGCAGGAGTTCTCGGACGGGACCGAAGTCATTCAATCGGTGCGACGCGACTGGTCCGGTCGCGTCACGCAGATCGTAAGGAGCTGACATGGCTGCAGATCCCTGGGCACTCACCAACGGGGCCGCGAAACTCATCGCCGACGGCTCGATCCCCATCGACTCGGGGTCGTTCAAGATCGCCCTGTACACCGTGTGGAACCAAATCACCGCCGCCTCCACCGTCTACGGGACGACGAACGAGGTCGGGGTCACCAACACCGGCTACACCGCGGCGGGCGCGTCCTGCCCCCTCACGTCCACCACCGTGACCACCAACGACGTTGCCGTCACACAGGATGCAGTCGTGGAGTGGACGGCAGGCACGGCGAACCTCGTGGCGAAGCAGGCCGTCCTCTATTACGACGGCGCGACCAAGTACATCCTGTGCTTCGCCGCGCTGGACACCGGGCACGGCGACGTCACCGCCACGAACGGCAACAAGTTGCAGATCGGCGGCACCTCGGCCGCGGTCATCAACATCACCGTCACCTGAGCATGGCCGTCTGGTGCCGCCAAACCGTGGACGGTGAGGCGGCAGAGCCCTACATCATCGAGCCGCACTCCGACGTCCAGACGGACGCCGAGCTGCTGGCCGCCAAGATGCAGGGCGCCAGTGACAAGGGCTGGACCATCAAGCGCACCGGGGCGGCGTCGTTCACCGCCGCCAAGGTGCGCTGGGGCGGCACGTCGTGCGTCCGCGAGTTCTGGGCTGACTGATGGCTGTCGCCCACGACGTCTCATCCGAGAGCCACACCGGGACGACCGGGCACACCGGGTCGGCGTCGTTCACCTGGAACCACGCGGGCGGTGGCTCGGCCCGTGGCGCGTTGGTGTTCGTGGTCGGCGTCGTCACCAACGCCCTGCCACCCGTCACGAGCGTCACCTACGGCGGCACGACGATGACGGCCGTCCCGTACACCGCCCGTGACACGGACACCGAGCCGGGCCAGGTCACGGCCTACTACCTAGACAACTGCGGGACGGGCACCAAGGCCGTCGTCGTCAACCGCTCCGATGCAACCCCGTGGGCGCACATCCTGTACGCGACGTGCTCGACGGTCACGGCGGCAACCGCGACCGAGGTCTATCTGCCGGGCGTCAAGACCTACGGCGGTTCGTCGTCAAACACCGCCGCCAGCACCAGCGGCACCACCACCGCGACCACGACGGTCGTCTCGATCACCGACGGCAGTCCCGGCACCAACTCCCTGCGCTTCGCCTGCCGCTACACGGGCGCCGCCTCGCCGGGCACCGCGGCCACGGGCTCGACCGTCCCGGTCAGCATCGACTTCACGGCCTACGGCATCGCGCTGGCTTACCAGAACTCGCCGTCGCAGGGCGCGGCCGACGTCGGCTTCAGCAGCGCGGCCGACGACACCGCGATCGTCGCCCTCGCCGTCCGCGAGATCCCACCGATTCTCGTCCAGCCCTCCGCAGCGGCCATCACGGTCGGCACGGCCACGCCGGCAGTCGTCGCCCAGAACTGGCCGAGCGTCTCCCCTGCCGCGGCAGCGGTCAGCATCGCGGGCGCTACGCCCGCCGTGGGGACGCCGGTCAGCATCGCCCCGAGCGCAGCAGCGGTCACCGTGGGCACGGCTACCCCCGCGCTCGTGGCCCAGAACTGGCCGAAGGCCGAGCCCGCGGCCGTCGCCATCTCCGTTGCCGGGACCACGCCCGCCGTCGTCGGGCAGAACTACATCCTCGTTCAGCCCGCTGCTGCTGCCGCTGCCATCGGTACGGCGACTCCTGCTGTCGGCACGCCCGTCTCGATCGCGCCATCCGTCGCAGCCATCGCAGTAGCCGGTGCAACCCCGACAGTTGCGCTGCCGGTGGCGGTAAGTCCGAGCGCCGTCGCCGTCGCCATCTCGGGCGCGACCCCGCCGATCAGCCTGCCGGTCGGTGTCCAGCCGGGCGCATCCGCCGTCACGATCGGCACCGCTACCCCGACCGTGGTTGCCCAGAACTGGCCCAAGGCGCAGCCCGCTGCCGTCGCCATCGCGGTCGCCGGCGCCCCTCCGGCAGTCAGCGCGGTGGCGACCACCGTCGTCCAGCCCGCTGCGGCATCGCTGTCGATGTCGGGCGCAACGCCGAACTTGCTCGCCATCTGGGGCGTCGTCCCCAACGCCGCGGCGCTGGCATTCAGCGGGGCAACGCCCGCCGTCGTCACCGACGTCCTGGTCCGTCCGGCCGCTGTCGCGGTAGCGATTGCCGGCGTCGCGCCGACCATCACGACCGCCGCTGACGTCCACGTCACGCCCGGCCCGCTCGGACTGACCATCACGGGCGCTGTGCCGCTGATCGCGGGCGCCACGGTCCTCGCATCCGGCAGGGCGTCTGGCGGCGTCCGGCCCCAGTTCATCCAAACGCCCGCCGTCAACGTCCACGCCGACGACGAGGCGATCCTGCTGATGCTCTATTCCGCCTGAGGAGACGCCCATGACCGATCGCATCGCCTTCGCCGGCCCGGTGTCCCTGGAGGGGCGTCGTATCCGTGGCTCCGTGACGCTCGCGGGCGAGCGGACGTGGCGCGGTGGCGAGTGGCTCGAGGTTGACCCCGCGGCCCTCGTTCGGGCCGACGCCTCCGACGTGATCGGACGCTGGGAACACGACCCGTCCAAGGTGCTCGGCCGGTCCTCCAACGGGACCGTCCGGGTCAACCGGACCGAGACGGGGATCGACTACGAGATCGACGTGCCGGACACCTCATACGGCAACGACCTCATCACCCTGATGAACCGCGGCGACATCCGCGGCTCGTCGTTCGAGATCGAGGGCCTCCGGCACTCGTTCAGCACCGACCCGGACGGGACACGGGTCCGGCGCATCACCTCCATCAAGCGCCTGACGGACGTGTCCCCCGTCACCGATCCGGCGTTCGTGAACACCAACGCGGCAACGTTCAGCAAGGAGACCAGCGACATGGAAGAGACCATCGTCGAGCCGACGGCCCAGGCTCCCGTCATCATTCCCGAAGCCCCGAGCGACACGTATGCGACCGCCGAGGCGTTCGCACGCAAGCAGGATCTCTCCGGCCTCGAGCAAGCGATGGAGAACCTCATCGCCGGCGGCCTCGAGACCGCAGCACGCCAGGAGACCTACGCCGCGTTCGCCAAGGTGTACGACAACCGCCGGGGGGCCGACGCCGATGCGAAGGAGCGCTCCGAGCGCCTCGCTCTCGCTCACCAGCTGCGCACCGGCAAGGGACCCAAGGCCCCGAAGGCCACGCGCGAGACGGTCGAATCCGAGGACTACCTCCACGCCTTCGACCGCTACATGCGGACTGGCGACAAGGTCCTCATGGAGCAGTTCGCCCAGTCGATCGCGGGCACCGGCGCCGAGGGCGGCTACACCGTTCCCGACGGCTTCCTCAAGCGGATCAGCGAGCGCCAGCTCGCCTACGGCGGCGTCCGCAAGGTGGGCGAGATCATCACCACGGGCGACGGTCAGAGCCTCCGCTGGCCGTCGAACGACGACACGTCCAACAGCGCGGCCGTCGTGGCCGAGGGCGTGGCCGGCACCGCGGGCGCCGACCTCGTGTTCGGCACCGTCACCCTGGGCGCGTTCAGCTACTCGTCCAACGGCACCGGCAACGTCCCGCTCAAGGTGAGCCGGGAGCTGCTCCAGGACAGCGCGTTCGACGTCGAGGCATTCGTCGGCCGCAAGCTCGGCGAGCGGATCGGCCGCAAGCAGGCCGTGGACCTTGCCGTGGGCGCAGGCACCACGCTCCCCTTCGGCCTCCTGTCCAAGACCCCCGACACCATGACCGCCACCAAGACGCGCGCCGCGGCCGTCGAGATGGAGTTCCAGGTGGACGCCGCCTACCGCGAGCAGGGCAACTGCGGCTGGATCATGTCGGACACCGTGCTCGCGCTCTACCGCAACGCGGTAGACCTCAGCGGGCGCCCGCTCTGGCTGGCCAACGCCGACGCGGGCATGACCACCCGCCCCGGCGGGATTCTCAACGGCTACCCGGTGACCATCGACAACGCAGCCGGCACGCTGGTTGCCTTCGGCGACTTCCGGCAGGGCTACATCATCCGCGACGTCAAGTCGGTCGAGGTCCTCGTGGACCCCTACACCTACTCCAGCACGCGGCAGATCGGCTACCACGCCTGGGCCCGCATGGATGCGAACATCCAGGACGCCTTCGCCTACTCCGTGTCCCAGTTCAGCGGCGTCAGCGCCGACGCGACCGCGTAAGGCAGGCGCGAGATGACCGCACCCACCGCATCCCCCGCACCGGCGATGAACCGGACGCCTGCTGGCATTCGTGCCCAGGCGTCCGCGATCGCGGCAGCGGACATCATCGTTGCCGTTGGCGACTACACCGCCGGCGCCTCTGAGGACATGTTCACCCTCGCGGCACATGGGCTCGTCGACGGCGACCACCTCCACCTGCTGTGGCAGTCGGCGATGGGCGTCGCGATCGGCGGCGAGGCGACGAAGTTCATCGTCAAGTACCTCTCCAGCTCCACCTTCCAGCTCACCACCAACGGCTCGACCATCGTCGAGAACGCGGCAGACGGCACCGCCGTCTTCCTCAAGGGTCGGACCCAGACTCCGCAGGTCGAGCAGTCGATCGTGCCGCTCATCATCGTCGCCGACGGCGACTTCACGGGCGGCGCCGCCTCGTACATCTTCACTCCCGCCCAAGGCACGAAGGGGATCTACGAAGCCGACACGCTGAAGCTGCTCTACAAGGCAGCCGCCGGTGTCGTTCTCGGGATCGCCGTGAACGCCACTGTCTACGCGCTGGGGCCCACGATCACGTACTTCCAGGTCGCGGCAAGCGCCGGCGGAGCTGTCATTCAGAACAGCGCCGACGGAGTGGCCGTCTTCCTCAAGACGAGCTAGGCGATCGATGATCGCCTGCGGCTGGTGCGGCCAGCCGAGCAAGCCGGGTCGTTGTGGCAACTGCCACCGCGACCCGGCTTTGCCGTGGGTCCAGCGAGGACATGACCCGGAAGACATCGACCCCCGCGATCAGCAAAGGCGCCGACTCGCGTCGGCCATGCGCGACCTACAGGCCGATGGTCATCACGTCACGGTGGACGCTTTAGCCGAGCGCCTGGACGTGTCTCCGCGGACCGTCCGGCGGTGGCAACAGATGGCCGGGTAGTGGCCGGGTCGCGGCCTAGCCTCGCCGGTCGCCGAGTCTGAGGATAGAAGCATGGCAACGGCTACCGGAACCTACGCCACAGCCGCTCTTGTCAAGGCGCGGCTTTTCGCCGCGGGCGTGACGGACACGGCAGACGACACGCTCATCGGAACCATCTGCGATCAGGTGAACCAGTTCATCGAGAGCCCGCAGGGCTGCGGCCGTGTCCTAGCGCCCGTAACCACGGCAACCTATCTCGTGGACGGCAACGGACTGCGGCGCCTTTTCTTCCCACGAGGACTCCGGGCCGTCACCGCGCTCGCGATCGGCGACTACACCGGAGACACGCGCGACACGCTCGCCGTGACGGACTACTGGCTCCGGCCGTCGGCCACCGATCGCAAGCCGGGTTGGCCGGCCGAGTGGATCGAGATATCCGACCGACCGGCCGGGACTCACAGCGTGTTCCACGTCGGATACGAGACCGTGAGCATTACCGGCACGATTGGCTGGAACGCGATCCCAGACGACATCATCGACGTAGCCCTGACGACGGCCGTGCGCGCCTGGCACGCACGCCAGTCCGGGCAGGCCGACGTGATTGGTAACGACGAGACCGGCGCGCCGCTGGTGTCCCGGTACGTGTCGGGCTACCACTGGTCCACGATCCGCGCGTACCGCGTTCGTCGGCAACTGGTCCACGGCGGATGAACGCGCTCACGATCGCCGACGCCCTCGCGGCCAAGTTCCCGACGGGGGCGCTCGCGCCGCCCTCGGGCTACCCCGCGATCCGCGTCTCGACCGCGCGCCTTCCGAACGCCATCCCGACCTCGCCGTGGGTCCTCGTCACCCTGCCGAGCGGAACAGTGACGCTCGGGTCGCAGCAGCTCGACCACGCGATGGAGTTCCACGTCCAGTTCCACTACGCCAAGCACTCAGGCGACACGGCCCGCGACATGGCAGCGATGCTCTCGTGGATCGGGGTCCTGTTGACCGCCACCTACGCGGACATGGATCTTGGAGTGACGGGCATCCGTAAGGCGTATCCGACGAACTACGCCCTGGTCGTCTTCACCTACGGCGAGGTCGAGTTCTACGGCTGGGACATCACGTGGGTCGCGGACTTCCACGAGTCGCAGGTGATGGTCACATGAGCGTCGCCGTCGACGTGCGCGGCATTCCCGAAGTGCAGGCAGCGCTCGGGAAGATGCACGGCCCGGCCATGACGAAGACGCTGCAAGCCGCGACGAAAGAAGGCGGCAAGGTCCTGAAGAAGACGGTGAAGGCCGAGGCACCGCGCCGCACCGGGAAGCTCCGGCGGTCCGTGTCAGCCCGCACGGTCCGGCGCAACCGGCCGGGCACCGTCATCGCCCCGCGCCCCAAGGTCGCGTTCTATCGCCACTTCGTGATCGGTGGCACGGGCCAGCCCGGCCCGACGAAGCCCAACCCATTCGTCTCCCGCGGCTTCGACCGCGGCCAGGCGGCCGCGATGGCCGCGCTAGAGAAGGTGGTCGACGACTACCTGGACAGCCTGTAGGAGGCCACCGTGAGCGAAGCCGTCTTCAACATCGTCCAGCTGGCCCAACAGGCCGACACCACGACCGCCATCGCCGCCAAGACCCTGTTCCCGGTGGACGCCGGGGCCGTGATCGACGAGGACCGCTCGCCCACGTCGCCCGACGAGGACTACGGCGAGAACGCCATCGGCCAGCCCGGGCGCGGCACCTACGGGCTGCGCGGCGCGAGCATGGCGCTGAGCGGCGAGGTCCGGGCCGAGGACTTCATGGAGCTGCTCTCGATGCACGCCCAGGGCGGCGTCACCGCGACGGGCGGGGCGACGGCCTATTCGTGGGCGTACCTGTGGGACCTGACCAGCGACAGCGTGAAGCGCTACACGATCGAGGGCGGCGCGGTCGACACCCCGAACGACCAGTGGCGGGCGGTCGGCTGCATCGCCAACTCGCTGGAGATCGGCTTCGACGCCCTGGCTGCGCCCGGCAATGCGCCGTGGCGGTTCACCGCCGCGGTGGACGCGCTGTACCGCGAGCGGTCCGACCTGACGCCGGGCCTGTCTCCCTACTCGCCGCTGGAGACGCTCGAAGGGCACATGACGCAGCTGTTCGAGGGCCCGACCTCGACGGCATACGACTCGCTCAACGAGGCGACCTCCACCCTGAAGTCGTTCAAGCTCAACAGCGAGCTCAACCGCGTGCGCCGCGCCTACGGCGGCTCGGTGGACTACGCCTCGGGCTGGGGCTACTCGGGTCGCAAGGCGCTCAACTTCGCGGCCGAGGTCGCGATCAACGCCACCACGCACGGCGACGTGTCGGACGTGTTCGAGGCGGCCGGCAGCACGATGGTCGAGCGCCGCTGGCGCATCCGGGCCCGCGGCTCGCGGCTCACCACGCAGAACGAAGTCCAGACGGTCACCGTCAACGGCGGCCCGACGGGCGGCACGTTCACGCTCTCGTTCGAAGGCGCGACGACCGGAGCGCTCGCGTACAACGTCGCGGCGGCCGACGTGCAGACGGCGCTCCGCGCGCTGTCCACGATCAACGGGGCCAACGTGACGGTCACGGGCTCGGCCGGTGGGCCGTTCACCGTGACGTTCATCGGCACCAAGGTGGCCGCAGCGCAGCTGCTGATGACCACTTCCTACGCCGCGCTCACCGGCGGCACGAACCCGACCGTCACCGTCGTGCGCGCCACGCCGGGCGGCCAGCTCAAGTCGCTCACGCTCGACTACCGGTGCCGCTTCCACGTCGTCAACGTCGGCAACATCGAGGGCGAGCGGGTCTTCGCGGTCGAGGGGATCGCGGTCAAGGATCCGGCGGCCAACAGCGGGACCACCAGCGACATGCGGGCCACGCTCCTCAACGGGATCGCGACCCAGCTCACGCTCGTCTGATGATCGCCGAGCCGGTGCCGATCGTCCCGCTGGACGACGGCAACTTCACGAGCGACGCTACAGCGACCGTTGTCCTCGGCGAGTGCCGGTGCCCGGGCCGGCCGCACGAGCAGGACACGGCCGAGGTGCTGCTCGAGCTGCCCTGGGAGACGCTGGTCGACGTGGGCCTGCTCTCCGGGGCGGCCGCCTACCGGCGGCTCATCGCGGGCGCGCTGGTGGCGTGGAACCTGGCGGACGCGGACGGCGAGCCGGTCCCGGTGACGGAGGTGTCGCGCCTCCGTGCCGACCGGCTCGACCCGATCGCCGACGCGGTGAACGCGGCCTACCAGCGGGCCAAGGCGCCACTCCCAAACGCGTCTGGCGCTCCATCTCGTCGCTCGCGACGGGAGAGCGCCTCTGCGAACCCGACGATCCGGCCGCGCGCGAAGCATACGAGGTAGAGCTCATGCGGATCACGGGCTGGACGGTGCCCGAGTTGCGGGCCGCCCCGGCCCGCGTGGTCCGCGCGCACTTCCAGCGCATTTTCGTCGGGCTCGCCTGGAACCCGGCACTGGCCGAGGCTGCCGCGGGGCCGCCTCCCCCTCGCGGCAACTTCGGCAGCATCTCCGACTACGCCGACGCGCGGCGGGCCAAGGCTCGGGCGGTGGAGGCGCAACAGGTGATCGAACGGGCGCTCTGGCCGGAGGGTGACGATGGCTAGCAAGGAACTCAGCATCCTCCTGCTCGCGAAGGACATGGCCTCCAAGACGATCGGGAAGGTCAGCAAGGAGATCACCGGGCTCGACAAGGCGGGCCGCACCGCGAGCCGGGGGCTGGCGAACCTCGGGGCCAACCTCGCGAAGATCGGGGCCGTAGCCGCGGTCGGCCTCGGCGTCGCGGTCAAGGCGGGCTTGTCGAGCCTCGCCGAGCTGGAGTCGGCTGTCGCATCCGTGCAGGGCGCCATCGTCCAGATGGGCCTCGCCGGCAAGGTCACCGGGGCCCAGGTTGCGACGTGGGCCAACGAGATCGAGGCCGCGACGGGCGCGGCCTTCGATGACAAAGCGATCACCCAGGCGACCTCGACGCTCATCCGCTTCGGCAAGGTCACCGAGTCGAACATCCGTCCGGCGATGGAGGTCATCACCGACCTCGCCACGAAGACGGGCGACGTGGAGAGCGCGGCCACGCTGCTCGCCAAGGCGCTCGCCGACCCGACGAAGGCCGCCGGGAAGCTCGCCCGTTCGGGGGTCATTCTCACGAAGTCGCAGCAGGACCAGATCAAGGCGTTCACCGAGGCGGGCAACGCCGCGGCGGCGCAGAAGGTCATCCTCGACTCGCTGGCCGAGACGACGAAGGGCGCCGCCCTCGCCTCGCAGGGGCCGTACAAGCGGGCAATGAGCACTCTCGCGGACGTGACCGAGGACGCCCAGCGGGCGCTCGCGGAGGGCTTCCTGCCGGTGCTCGAGAAGGTCGCCGGGAAGCTCTCGACCGCGCTGGCGAACCCGAAGGTCATGGCGAACATCCGCGAGTTCGGCAAGGGGCTCGCGTCCGGGCTGGACTCGCTCATCTCGATCGCGGAGAAGCTGCCATGGGGCGCCATCGGCGACTCCCTGAAGGTCGCCGGGGCGGGTGCCAAGGCCGTGCTCGGGGCGTTCGTCGCCCTGCCGCCGTGGGTTCAGACGGCCGTCCTGACGGGCTGGGGTTTGAACCGCTTGACGGGCGGGGCGCTTGGCTCGCTGGTCTCCCAGCTCGCGGGCGGGCTGATCAAGGGCGTGCTCGGCATCCAGGCTGGCGTGGTCAACGTCACGGGCGGCGTGGTGAATGCTCCGGGCGGTCTACCGGGCAAGGGCGGCACGCCGGGCATCCCGCCCGCGGCGGGTGGCCTGGGCCTCGGGGCGCTGGCCGGCCCGGCTGCACTGATCGCGGGCATCGCCGCTCCGATCATCGGGTCGCTCTGGCTCCAGGAGGAAGGGCGCAACCGCAGGGCGCGGGGTGAGGCCGGCGAGTCGAGCGCAACCCTCGCTCGCAACCCGGCGACGGCCGGCGCGACGGCAGCGTGGGCGGCGGTGGCCGAAGGCGCCCGGTCCGGCTGGGGATCGCGGCCGACCGTCGAGGCGATCAACCGCATGAACGGGACGCTCGCCTCAAAGAACTGGAAGCCGGTCGTCAACGTCCACACGGGCTTCACGGTGAGCATTCGCAACATCGGCATCGCGTCGACCAAGCGCGTCGAGTACACGAAGGCGACCGGCAGGGGCGGAGCGACGATCCTGTGACCCTCTCGTACACCTACGATGGCGGCGCGGTCACGCACGTCGCCGCTCCCAGCGCGCTGGAGATCACGCACCGCGCCGACGGCGAGGCGTCCTTCGGGGGCGTCCCGTTCGAGGATCCGACAGGCACGCTGGCGATCGTCGGTCACAAGCTGTTCACCGTCGAGGACGACGAGTGCGCGCAGCCGCGGCTGTTCACGGGCTTCACGACGGAGCGCGGGATCGGGCGCGACGAGGACCGCGGCATGTTCGTGGGCGGCTTGCCGCGGCTCGTCGACGTGACGCTCGTGGACATGAACGCCGCGCTCGGCTTCCGGCAGATCACCGGGAGCGACGGCAACCGGCCGGCCGAGACGTGGGCTGCCCGCCTGACGTGGATCCTAGGGTCCGCGTACCTGTCGGAGTTCATCAGCTCCGACGAGACGTGGATCGTCACGAACACGACCTCGATCGAGGCGGCCGACTACCGCAGCGCCTACGCGAAGGCCGTGCTCGACGACCTGGTGGATCGGAGCGGCGGCGCCTACGTCTACTTCGCGTTCTGGGACGCCGCGGCTAGCGAGGTGCGGCTCTTCTTCGACAACGATGTGGAGGACATCGGCGACTGCACGCTGGCGATCTCGAACGTCGTGGCGGACATTGACAGTTCCGTGACATTCGCCCCGGACCTCGTTGCGAAGCTCGCCCGTGAGCCGGACCAGCAGTACAGCGACGTGACGCTCACCTATGACCGGGGCGCCAAGAAGCTCCACCGCTACCGGCCGTCGACGGCCACGGCCGGCGTCCGCCGGGGCGACGAGATCAGCCGCCCCTACACCCGCGGCCTCGCCACCGCCACCGCCCAGGCCGAGAAATGGCTCGACAAGCACGCCGTCGAGACGGACCGCATCACCTGCACCATCCAGGTGCCGGCCGCATCAGTCGGGCTCATCCAGGCGGGCCAGTCCATCCAGGCGCGCTTCAGCCATCTGGGCTTGCCCTACTCGGCCGCCGGCGGGGCGACCATGCGGATCGTCTCGTGCAGCCCGAAGCCGACCGACGACACGGGCTACTGGTACGACGTGGCGCTCGAGCTGGTCTACTGGCCCGGCCCGTCGGTCACCGTCCCGAGTTTCCTGATCGCCGTGCAGACCAGCGGATACGCGCAGACGGATCTCTCGACTCACGGCTGGACGCAGATCTGGCGCAATGACGACATCGGAGCGACATCGGTCATCGCCTGCGGCGCCGGCCCCCCCAACGACCAAGAGAACTCGATGTGGTATCGCGCCGTCGTGCCGGGTGAGTCTGCGACGGTCGCCTACTTCGCACTCAGCCAGCTCGATCGGGGCGGGACGTGGGTCTGGGAAGTGGCGGGCGTGGACATCGACGCCATCACGTCAGTCAACGACAAGATCTTCCAGGCAGACGGTTCGACGACCGCGGTCACCGATACCGTCTCCACTGACTCGGTGCTCTTCGGCGTCATCTCGTGGTGCAAGGTCAACTACGACAACGGCTGGGGGGATGGTTGGCCCGACGCGATGGTGATCGATGGCGCCGGTACGAACCTCGTCAACGCGTGTGCTATCAACGACAACACCGGAATTGGTTGCCCCTGGTCATGGATCGGCTATACGCAGGGCACGGGAGCGCTCACGATCAGCGCGACGGCAGACGCAAACGGCTACGGCGCGGGTGCCTATAACTGCGGCTGGAATGTCGGACGCGGGGCGCTGATCCTGCCGATCCTGTCGGGGGCAACATTCAGCATCGTCCAGTCCGCATTCGGCGGTTCCGGCGTTATGGGCGAGCCGTACTACGTCGTTCTTCCGGATCCTCCGACGGGCAGCGCGATCACGGTGCCCGGTGGCGGCTCGGATGTCACGATCGACCTCGGCCCGACACCGGGCGCTACCACGACGCACACGACCGACCCGACCGTGGACGACGATGCCGACGCGGGCTACACCGTCGGCTCGATCTGGGTGAACACGGCGACGGGCGACTCGTTCATCCTGACCGACGGCACCGACGGAGCGGCCGTCTGGGAAGAGATCACCGGGGCCGGCGTCACCGACCACGGCGCGCTCACCGGCCTCGCCGACGATGATCACACGCAGTACGTCCTGAAGCGCTACGGCGGCAAGGAAGTCGTGAGCACCGTCGCCGCGGCCGGTGCGACCGAGACCCTCGACCTGGCGGACGGGAACATCCACGACGTGACGCTCACGGCCGACTGCACGTTCACCTTCGCGGGCGCCACCAACGGCGTGGCCTGTTCATTCACCCTGCTGCTCCGGCAGGACGGCACGGGCGGCTGGACGACGACATGGCCCGGCTCCGTCGTCTGGGCGGGAGGCACCGCGCCGACGCTCGACGAGACGGCTTCGACGGTCGCGGTGCTCACCTTCTTCACGATCGACGGCGGCACCGTCTGGTACGGCTTCCCCACCGGGGGCGGGGTCGTGGGCGGCACCCCGGCGCTGACCTTCGGGACCACGAACGTCGAGGGCACGGCCGCAACCGCCATCCTCACCGATGCCACGCTCGCCATCTTCGACGCGACGGCGCCGACGACAGCCGCCTCGAGCGATGCTGCCGCAGTCGGCTCGGCCGCGGTCGCGGCCCGGCGGGACCACCGCCACGGGATGCCCGCGCTGGTGGGCGAGCTCCTGGTGGCCGATGCGCCGCTCGACTACCCGCTCGGCACATTTATGACGACGGCCTCGCAGACCGTCGGATCGACCACGACGGCCTACGCCGTGGCGTTCGCTGCCGAAGGCGACGTGGACGGCCTGACGCACTCGACCGTCACGGACAACAGCAAGATCTACGTCCAGCAGTCGGGCGAGTACTTCATCGTCGCGAGTTGCATCGGCGACCTGACCGGCGGGGCGAACTACCACCTCGAGGTATGGCTCGCGGTCGACGGGACGAACGTCGCCGACTCGAACACGATCATCCAGATCCCCAACGCGTCGACCGAGACGGTGCTCTCCGTGGCCTACGCGATCGACCTCGCCGCCGGGCAGTACGTCGAGCTGATGTACCGGGGTGACAACACGGCCGTCCGCATGGTGCAGACCGCCGCCGCGTCGACGCCGACCCGCCCCGCGAGCCCCGCCGTGATCCTGACGATGAACCTGGAGGCTCCGGCCGTCGGCTTCGTCTCCAAGGGGATCTCCCTCCTGATGAACGACGCCGGGGACGACCTGTTGTATGCCGATGCGTAGGAGCCTGCCATGACGAAGATCAGCGAAGCCCAGACCTACGGGCTGACCATCCGCGAGTCGGCGACGGACGGGAGCGACTTCGCCAACGCCCCGACCGACTACCGGCGGCTGTTTCTCGGCGAGGACGGCGCGCTGCACCTGAAGGACTCGGCCGGTACGGTGACGGATGTCGGCACAGCCGGTAGTTCGATGGCAACTGACGCGCTGTGGGACGCCGCAGGAGACCTTGCCGTAGGAACCGGGGCGAATACGGGCGGGCGGCTGGCAGCCGGGGCGGCTGGTGGCGTCCTTGCGATGGGCAACTCGGCCGTCATCTGGAACGCGGGCACATCGTTTCCGGCGTCCAAGGCGACGAACGACCGCTACTGGCGCACCGACCTCGGGATGGAGTTCTACTGGGACGGCACGCGATGGGTGTCATCGACGCTCTACCGCGGCACGGTGATCGGTGTACCCAACCCTGTGACCGGGGCGTCCGCCGCGCAGGGGGGCTTCAACACTCCAGAGGACATCTACGTCTATACGCTCTACGGCTTGACCTACGTCGCCACCACGAATGACGGGTCCAACTACTGGGGCGTCAAGCTCCAGAAGGACAGTTCGACGGATGTCGGTTCTGCCTTCAACACGAGCGCGGACAGCGCGAACACGGCAACGGCGCACTCGGCTGCCCTGAACTCAGCCATCAGCGGTAACAAGAACCTCAACCTCTACTTTACGAAGACGGGCTCTCCCGGCGATCTCTATGCCGGATCGGGCGCGTTCTACTTCACCTATCGCCTGATCGGGACATAGGGTGTGCTCGCGCGGCGACTTCTCATCGCGGCGACCGGACCTGGTTCCTTCGCGCCGCCACCGTTGGAGGATGATCCCTTGATCTCGGTCAACGTGAAAAACTACGGGGCCGTTGGGAATGGGTCAACCGACGACACAGCGTCCATCCAAGCGGCGATCGACGCGTGTCCGCAGGGCGGGACGGTGGGAATGCCATTCGGCACCTACCGGATCACGTCCTCGCTGGTGATCGACGACGCAATCAGCCTCGTCGGGGCGGGAGTCACCGAACTTTACGGGACGATGGGAACTGTCTTCAACGCGATGAACGTCCCGATGATCAGCCCCTATCTGGCCGGCACGATCCTCCTGGTCGACGCGGCCTCCACCGATGCGATCCAGATCAACGTGACGGGCCTGTCGGTCAACCTCCGCGACTTCGGTATCCGCTTTGCATCGCCATTCGCCTCGACTGGTCATGGTGTCAAGGTGACGCCCCCAGTGCTCAACGCCGCCTTCAACTCTGGGCTCTTCGGGGCCGTGTGGGAGAACATCAGCGTCTATGGACACGACGGCAGTCACTATGCCTTCCACCAGCTCAACCCGCTCTACTGCGAGTTCACGCATCTCCACGGCTTCGGCGGCGGCCTGTTCTACGTCGAGAACAACGCTGACCAGGATGCCCGCTACGGCAACTTCACGGCCATCGGGCTGTACGGCCAGGTGATCGACGCGGGCTCGTCGCACGGCATCTACCTCAAGGGGACGACCGTCGCCCTGAACCTGATGACCTTTGTGCGACCCCAGATCACCGTGGAAGCGATGACCGCGGACGTGGCAGGGACGACCGCCCCGACCAATGCACAATACCGCTTCTACGCGGACACCACGAGTGTGCAGTACCTGACGATCGTTGCCCCAGACTTGGAGACGGACGCCACCGGCTCAGGTGACCAGTTCTGCACGGGCGCGAGCATCATCGGATACGACTACAGCCCGTAAGCGACAGTCAACCTGTCACAGCCCCGCGTCACCCTGCGCGCATGACCGACGACGAGCGCGAGGCCCTCATCGCCGCGGTGGCCCATATTGCCTATTGACAGGCGTACTAGCAGCGCGTAGCGTGGCGCTATGCCCGATGGAAACGCAAACCCGATCAACACACCTTGGCTCGCTATGCGGCTCGCCAGCGGCCTTTCACAGCGCGAAGTCGAGCGCCGCCTTGGGTGGGAGAAGCGTGGTCATCTGAGCCTCATCGAGCGCGGCATCCCGCCGTCATCGGAACAGGCTCGGCAACTCAAGGCGCTGTACGCCGTGCTTCTCATGGGCGAAGACCGCAGTCAGGGAGACGTCGCATGACTCGCCAAGTCCTTCTCCGCCAACTGGCCCGCGCCCGCGAGATCGGGGACCGCGCCGCCATCACGATGCTGCTGGCCCGCATCCGGGCCGAGGAGCGCCGGAACACGGCCGCCGCCCTGTCCGCCCGTCCTGGTGGCTTGGCGGGCCGCGTGGGGCCGCTCTGCGAGCTGGAGCTGCGCTGGCTGCACGGCGACAGGTAGAAGCCGGGCGGCGGCCCGGAGAGGGAGAGACATGGGAGTCCTGACGTTTGGCCTCATGGCCGCCGTCTTGTTCGCCGCCTCGGCGTTCGTCGGCGTCCTCCTCGAATGGCGTCGGCCCTCGTGAGCGGCCCGAAGGCGGCCACAACCACCTCGAAGGGCCGGACCTACGGCCTCGAGCTTCCCCCGCCCGACGGCATGAAGTCGCTCTGGAGCGTCACGACGCTGATCAGCGGCGGGAAGCCGAAGCCGGCGCTGCTGCCCTGGGGCATCAAGGCGACGGCCGAGTACGCGGTCGCGAACGCCGACCGCCTGTACGCGATGGTGAAGGCCGCCGGCGGCGACCCGGACGCGCTGGCCGGCGTCGTCGGCTGGCTCAAGGGCGCGCCGTACCGGGAGCGGGAGAAGAAGGCCGACCTCGGCACGCTGTTCCACGAGATCGCCGAGGCGCACGCGCTCGCCAGGCCGCGCCCGCTCGTCACGCCCGACGTCGTGCCCCTGGTCGTCCAGTTCGAGCGGTTCCTCGCCGACTGGCGCCCCGAGTACGAGCTCGCCGAGGCGACGGTCTACCACGTGAAGGAGAGCTACGCCGGGACCCTGGATGGGATCGCCCTGATGGGCCACCCGGCCAGGCGCCTGCTCCTGGACTACAAGACCGGGAAGGACGTCTACGACGAGGTCGCGCTCCAGCTGGCGGCCTACGCCAGGGCCGAGGGCGTGTACCTGGGCCCGGGCAACGTCGCCCCGATGCCGGCCGTCGACGGCGCGGTCGTCATCCACGTCACGGCCGAGGGCTACCGCGTCGTGCCGGTGGACATCGGGGACGACGTGTGGCGGAGCTTTCGATACGTGCGGGAGGTGTTCAGGTACCAGGACTCCCTCGCGAAGGGGGTCCTCGGCGAACCGCTCTCGATCCCGATCTTCCCCGTCGCCGAGGCCCGGCGCCGACGAACGCGAAAGGCGGCCGCAGCATGAGCCTGCCGAAGACGTTCTGCAGGCTCCCTGGCTGCGACCGGCCCCATCGGGGCGGCGGATTCTGCAGCCTCCACTACCAGCGCGTTCGCAATCACGGAACGACCGACCTGGCCCCGCGCCCGCTGAGGCTCCCGGCGGCATGCTCCATTGAGGACTGCGGCCGCTCGGTTCTTGCGCGTGGGTTCTGCAGCCTGCACCTCGAGCGCGTGTACACCCACGGAGACCCCCTCGTCACACTGCTCGTGCGCCAACACGGCGAGACGTGCTCGATCGAGGGTTGTGGGCGACCCTACAACCGCAAGGGCCTGTGCCGGACACATGCCGATCGCCAGGCGGCCCACGGGTCAGCGACGATCGCCGACTCACTCGCCGCCGCGCAAGGCGGCTGCTGCTCGATCTGCGGGCGCCCACCACGCGGCCGCGGACACGAGGCGCGCCTTCACCTGGACCACGACCATCGAACCGGGTCACGCCGGGGGATGCTCTGCGGCCCCTGCAACAAGGCTCTCGGCCTCCTCGATGAGAACCCCGCCTACCTCTGGGCGGCGCTCGGATACCTCGCCCGGCACGCGCGCGTGGAGGCGGTCTCATGAGCCCGATCGTCGACATCCAGCGCCAGCTCGTCGAGCTCGGCCGCATCCGCACCGGCGACCAGGTCGAGTTCCAGGACGGCAGCGGCACCACGAAGCGCCGGCCGCGGAAGCTCGAGACGTTCCGGCTGACGTCGGCCAGCCGCGAGCTCGTGGCGGCCGCGGCCGCGCTCTACGGCGGCGAGCCGCGAGCGTGGGGCGATCAGTGGGAGGTTGTCGTCACCGCGGAGTCGATCCCGGTGATGCTGCCGCCCGGCCAGGCGCTCAGCCAGTGGTACGAGCTCTGGTCCGGAGGCGGGTGTCAGCGTAGGTGCGACGGCGCGCGGCAGGTCCTCGTTGACGAGCCGTGCGTCTGCCCGCCCGACAAGGCCGAGCGGGCACAGCTGGCGAGCCGCGGTGCGGCGTGCAAGCCGACCACCCGCGTCAACCTCATCCTCCCGGAGCTCCCCGGGCTCGGCGTCTGGCGAATCGAGAGCCACGGCTACTACGCCGCGATGGAGCTCGCCGGAGCCGCCGAGTACCTCTCGATGGCGACCTCGGTCGGGCACCGCATCCCGGCCCGCCTCCGCTTGGTGAAGCGCCAGGTGAAGCGGCCGACGATTGGGAAGGACGGCAAGGCGACCGTCCAGACGCGCAACTTCGCCGTCCCGACGATCGACCTCGAGGTCCGGATCGCCGACCTCCTCGCCGGCGAGATCCCGGCGCCGGCGGCGCCGTCGGTCGCGCCCGCCCTGCCGTCCGGGCCCGTCAACCGCCGCGAGCGCGTGGCACGCCCGGCCCTGCCGTCCGGGACGCCACTGCCCGAGGAGGCGCAGCTGGTGCGCGAGGTCCGGCCGGAGCTGCCGCCCCCGCCGCCGATCGAGGAGGCGCCGGTCGTCGGCCAGGTCGTCGAGGCTCCGGCTGGGCCCGGCCTGTCCGCCTCGGCCCTCGCCACCCTGGCCCGCGGCGCGTTCAAGACGAAGGGCGCCCTGGCCGACGCCCTCAACTCCATCGGGCACCCGGTCGCGTCGTCGCTCGAGGTGACCGCGGCCGTGACGTCCCTCACAGATGCCGAGCGCGGCCGCCTGGCGACGGAGCTCAACCTCGACTGGCGAGGTCCCGCGTGAACGCTCAGACCTGCCCCATCTGCGGGCGCGAGTTCGTCCCCAATCGGCACAAGACTCAACGGACCTGCTCGATCGCCTGCGGGCGCACTGGCGACCCCTCCGAGCGTTTCTGGCCCAAGGTCGATCGGTCAGGTGGTCCGGGCGCCTGCTGGCCGTGGCTGGGCGCTCTGAACACGGACGGCTACGGGAATGTCGGCTCCGGATCGCGTTCGCTGAAGGCGCACCGCCAAGCGTGGACCCTCGCGAACGGCCCAATCCCCACTGGACTCCACGTTCTCCATCGCTGCGACAACCCGCCCTGCTGCAACCCAGGCCACCTCTTCCTCGGGAGCCACGCCGAGAACATGGCCGACATGGTGCGGAAGGGCAGAGACGGCAACCGTCGCCTGAGCGAAGCGGACGTGCTCGAGGCTCGAGCGCTCCGCACTGAGGGATGGACGTTCCAGGCGATCGCCGACCGACTGGGCGTCTCGAGGGCCGGGGCCTTCTACGCGGTCAAGGGCGCCACCTGGCAGCACGTGAAAGGAGCAACCGCGTGACGATCTACGAGCCGGCCGTGACGCCGGAGACAGAGAAGGCGTGGGAGACGAGGCGTCAGTTCCGCGACGACCTCCTGGACTCTCTCCGCGATCGTCTCGCCGAGGTGGGCGAAACCGTCGAGAGCGGACCCCTCGAAGGCGTGCATATCGTCACGCGGGCGCAGTGGATGGACGTGATCTACGAGATCAGCAACATCCCCCTGCCGCCGGTCGACGATCACACGGCCGAGGTCGTGACCGGAGCCACCGTCCTGGTCTGGGCGAAGTGCCCGCGCTGCCACATCGCGGGAGCGATCGCGCTGACGATCGAGCCGGAGCTGCGCGTCGACGACGCCTCGGCGGAGCTCCGGCTGCGGGCCAAGGCGAAGCCGCGGACCCACGTCTGCGGGCAGCTCACCATCCCGGTTGGCCCGCCCGTCGAGGGCCAGGAGAGCTTCGAGCTCGAGGACATCGTCGGGGATGCCGAGTCTGATCCCGAGTTCTGCCCGTGGCCGGGCTGCGAGGGCGAGTCCGGGCACCAGGGCGCGCACATCACCGCGGTCGACGATGCGCCGGACGGTGTCGCGTGAACGCCACCACGAACGGCCCGCGCATCACCTGCGAGCACATCGCCGCGGTCCTGGAGGCGCTGACGTCCGTCGGCGCATCCGAACAGCGCGGTGCCCTGACGAAGGCCGGCCTGTCGCTCATGACCGGGCTCCCGTCACGCGTCGTCGAGGGCACCGTCGAGGTGATCCGGCGCGACAGCATCGCGCTCGTGGCGTCGGGCCCCGATGGCTACTGGCTGCCCGCCACGCTCGAAGAGGCCGAGGCGAACGTCGAGCGACGCCACTCGCGTGCGCTGACTCAGCTCACGACCATCGGCGGGGAGCGCACCCTGATAAGGCGCCTGCGAGATGCCGAGGCCCTGACGCTCCACCTGGACGTGGCGTCATGAGGATGCAGGTCTGTCCCACCTGTGGACGAGAGTTTCACCCCGTCAATCAGGACCAGCGGGCATGTTCGCGATCCTGCCGTCGCGTCCCACCTGACCGGTTCTGGGCTCGCGTGGACCAGACCGGCGGCGGCCAGGCGTGTTGGCCGTGGACCGGGCCGCTGGACGCCCACGGATACGGTCACGCCCTAGTGGGCTCCGTCTGGAAGGCCCACCGCGTCGCGTGGACGTTGGCGAACGGGCCGATCCCGGCGGGGATGCACGTCCTGCACACGTGCGACAACCCGCCGTGCTGCAACCCCGGCCACCTGTGGCTCGGAACACAGGCCGACAACATGGCCGACATGGCCCGGAAGGGCCGCACGAGCAACCAGTTCCTCCGGCGCCTCCGCGACGCCGAGGCAGTCCCGAACCCAACGCTGTGGGCGGTGGCGTCGTGACGACCCCGCTGCGCCCCTGCGGCCGGGAGCGCTGCCGACTCTGTAACCCGCAGCCCATCCACGACGAGCCGCGGGACACCCTGCCGATGCTCCTGCTCTCGGCGGCCATGCTCGTCGCGGCGTGCATCTTGGCGTTCGTGCTTCTGCCGGTGCTGGTGCTGTGAGCGAGTACGCGGCGTTCCTCGATCACAAGACGCAGGCGGGTGCCGACACCGGGTTCGAGCCCGTGTGGATGCCGTCGTTCCTGTTCGACTTCCAAGCCGCGCTCGTGGAGTGGGCCGTCCGCAAGGGTCGCGCTGCCATCTTCGCGGACTGCGGCCTTGGTAAGACGCCCATGCAGCTCGTGTGGGCCGAGAACGTGGCCGAGAAGACGGGCCAACGGGCGCTGATCCTGACCCCGCTCGCCGTTGCATGGCAGACGGTCGAAGAGGCCGCGAAGTTCAACTTGGAGGCGCACTACTCGAAGGACGGCCGGCCGGCTCCGGGCGGCATCACCGTTACGAACTACGAGCGGCTGCACCTGTTCGACCCGGCCGACTACGGGGCCGTCGTCTGTGACGAGTCCAGCATCCTCAAATCGTTCGACGGCCAGCGGCGGGGCGAGATCACCGCGTTCATGCGGAAGATGCCCTACCGCCTGCTCTGCACGGCCACGGCCGCCCCGAACGATTACACCGAGCTGGGCACGTCCTCCGAGGCGCTCGGCTACCTCGGTCACATGGACATGCTCAATCGGTTCTTCGTGAACCAGAACCAGACGAGCGACACGAAAGGCCACTGGAAGGGCCACGGCGCACCGCGCATGTGGGAGATGAAACAGTGGCGGTTCAAGGGGCACGCCGAGGATCCGTTCTGGCGCTGGCTGTCCTCATGGGCGCGGGCGCTGCGTCGGCCATCCGACTACGGGTTCGAGGATGACGGGTTCCGCCTGCCGCCTCTCTCGCACCGCGTCCATGTCATCGAGGCTCGCACGCGGGCTGAGGGCACCCTGTTCGATCTTCCGGCGATCGGGTTGCGCGAAGAGCGCGACGAACTACACCGGACGGTCGGCGAGCGCACGGAGGCTGTGGCCGAACTCGTCCGTACCGACAAGTCAGCCGTCGTGTGGTGCCACCTGAACGAAGAGGGACACCGGCTTGCCCGCCTGATCCCCGATGCGGTACAGGTGAGCGGGGCTGACTCACTGGACGCCAAGGAAGAGGCGTTCCACGCGTTCTCGAAGGGCGAGGTCCGCGTCCTGATCACGAAGCCGAAGATCGGTGCGTGGGGGCTGAACTGGCAGCACTGCGCCCACATGACGTTCTTCCCGAGCCACAGCTATGAGCAGTACTACCAGGCGGTTCGGCGCTCGTGGCGGTTCGGCCAGAAGTCTCCGGTCACGGTGGACATCGTGACCACTGAGGGCGGGCGGAACGCGCTCGACAACCTCAAGCGAAAGGCTGACCAGGCGGATCGCATGTTCGATCGCCTCGTGGCCCACATGTCCGACGCGCTCCACATCGAACGTGCGGCTGCGCCGACGAAGGCGGTGGAGGTTCCGGCATGGCTGTCCTAGACCAGCGCATCACGGATCGGTACGCGCTCTATAACGGCGACTGCATGGAGGTCATGGGCGACCTACCGGCCGACTCCATCCACCTGTCGGTCTACTCGCCTCCGTTCGCCGGGCTCTACGTCTACAGCTCGAGCGAACACGACCTGTCCAACTCGCAGGACTACGACGAGTTTTTCCGGCACTACGCCTTCGTGGTGCAGGAGCTCCACCGGATCACGATGCCGGGCCGGATGACGCTCGTCCACTGCATGGACGTGCCGACCTCGAACACCGGTAAGGGCGACGCGCTCTCCGACTTCCCGGGCGACATCATCCGCCAGCATCGGCGTCTCGGATGGGACTACGTGGCCCGCTACCACGTCTGGAAGGAACCGCTGACCGTCCGCAACCGCACGATGACCAAGGCGCTCGCCCACAAGACGATTGTGGATGACTCGTCGCGGTGCTCGGCCGCGTCGGCTGACTACCTCCTGGCCTTCCGCAAGCGTGGCGAGAACCCCGTCCCGATCGCGCACCCGCACGGGCTGATGGAATACGCGGGCGCTCGCCAGATCCCGGCCGACCTCCTGCACTACCGAGGTTGGCAGGGCAAGCAGACCGAGAACCGCTACTCGCACTGGATCTGGCGACAGTACGCCTCGGCATTCTGGGACGACGTGCGCCTCGATCGCGTCCTGCCGTTCAAGCGCGCGCGGGACGAAGAGGATGAGAAGCACATCCATCCGCTCCAGCTGGACGTAATCGACCGCGCGGTCGTGCTCTGGTCAAACCCCGGCGAGCGAGTGTTCACCCCGTTTATGGGCGTGGGCTCTGAGGTCTACGGGGCGGTCCGGGCTGGGCGCCTCGGAGTGGGCGTCGAGTTGAAACCGTCCTACTACCGGCAGGCCGTCCGAAACATGGAAGCGGCGGCTAACGACGGGCTGGCCGACTCCTGGCTTGACGTGTCCATTCACGAAGCGATGGATGGCGGGCCGGGCGGTTCTATGGACGACGAGGCGTGAAACCAGCTTGCATGACCGACGACGAATACGCGATCTGGCAGGCGGCCAACCTCGCCGTTCGCGGCATGGACAAGGCCGAGTCTCCCTGCCGCGATTGCCTGCCCCTCTTTCACGCCGACATGACCGACGGCGGGATGTGCGACGGCATCCCAGGCAGGCGCCGGCGCGACGAGACGCCGGAACGCTGGCGGCTCCTGAGCTACTCCGAGCTGCAGGCCGTCCGCCGCACCTACCCGCACGTCGGCGGGCCGAGGGAGTTGACGGTCGCCCTGACGCGGGCCCGTTGGCGCGAGTACCAGCAGCGGCGACGGGACGCCGTGACGGCATGAGCTGGGCCAACCTGGACGATCGCCTCCACGCCCACCCGAAGGTCGTGACGCCCCCGCTGCGCCCCTGCGGAAACCCCCGCTGCCACCTGTGCAACCCCAGGCACTACCCCGTCCGCAACGAGGGCGAGGAGCCCCTGGCCAGCCTATTCCTCGGCGCCGCGGCCATCGTGCTGCTGCTCGTCTTCGCCTTCGTGCTGCTGCCGGTGATGGTGGCGTGACCGCGGTCGCCGTCCAGACCTGGGCGCCCGCTTGCATGGAGCCAGACGAGCTCGCGGCGTGGCAGGAGGCGAACGGGCGCCTGGTGGGCAGGTCGGGCTTGCGTCGTGAGGATCGCCCCTGCGCCGACTGCCCGCTCGGGTACTCGCTCGAGATGCGCGCCCAGGGGCGCTGTAACGGGACGCCCGCGGGCGTCGAGGAGGACATCGAAGTGGACGCTCCCGAAACCCCGACCCCCCCCCGCAGCCTGCCGGTCGCTCGCCGCGTCGCGCTCGACGTGGCCGCCCCGCCGTGCGAGTCGTGCGCCCACGAGCCCGTCTGCGGGCTGCGGGCGGCGCTCGAGGGGATCGCTGACGTGGAGACGACGGCACCCGCGCTGCCGGCCGGGCTGAGCCTCACCCTCAACGCGGTCGTCAGCTGCGGCCACTTCCTGCGCGATCGGGCGAGGCCAGCGCCAGTGCGCGTCCTGACGCCGGAGCAGCGCGGCCAGGCCAACAGTGTCGGCGTTGGCCGACGCGCACCACGCCAGATCAGCGACGCGACGCGCGAGAAGATGCGGGCCTCGGCGATCGCCGCCCGGGCCCGGAAGGCCGCGGCCGAGGCGTGACGATCGTCCTCTGCCCCTGTCGCTGCCAGCGCTGCGGCGCGCTCGTCGTCTGGACGGGCCGCGACTGGCGGACGATGCCCGAGCACAGTCGACTCCCCGAGGAGATCGCGTCGCAGCCACACCGCTGCCGGCAGCGTCGAGAGGAGGCGGCGTGAGTCGCGACGACGGTTTCCCGGTGGCCGACGTCAGCGTCGCACTGTACGACGACGACAAGGTCAAGCGGCTGTACCGCGAGCTGGGCGGCGACCTCGGCCGGATGGGCCACGCGATGATGCTCTGCGAGGTGACGCTGCTGGCGTCCTGGCGCGACGGGCGGCGCCTGACGGTCCACCAGGCCGCGCCGCTGTGGCTCACCGTCGACGACGAGCTCGTGTCGACGCTGGTGCGCGTCGGACTGCTCGATCGAGCGTTTCGAAGGCCGATTCGGTCGTGGAATGCGTGGTTTGGACCCGCGTTTGAGCGTAGAGAGAAACGCCGCCGGTCCGGGGCGCTCGGCGGCCGGCCGCCCAGGAATCCGCCGTCTGAGCACAAAGAACCATTTGCTAACCATCCGGATATCAACCGTAAACCCCGACCGACCGTCCGTCCGTCCGCCCGTCCGCCGGGCGCGCGTGCGCGCGAGGCTGCGCCGTCAAACGACGGCGCGAACAACGGACGGGTGGGGTCGCTGGCCGAAACCATGGCCGCCATGGGACTGAAGGTGGAGCGGTGACCCTCGCCTTTACCGTCCCCGGCATCCCCGTCCCCCAGGGCAGCATGAGGGCGTTCGTCCGTGGCAACCGCGCCGCCCTCACCAGCGACAACCCGCGGTTGCGGTCCTGGCGCCGCGACGTGACGGTGAGCGCGGTCGAGGCGCACGGCTGGCGCGACCCGATGGCGGGGGCGATCGAGATTGTCCTGACCTTCGCCCTGCCTCGCCCGAAGTCGCACTATGGGAAGCACGGCCTCCTGCCCTCGGCTCCGGCCCACCCCACCGGGCGCCCCGACCTGGACAAGCTCGAGCGCGGGATCCTCGACGCCCTGACCGCGGCCGGGGTGTGGATCGACGACGCCCAGGTCGTGGCGATCGCGGGATCCAAGCACTGGGCCACCCCGCTCATGCCCCCAGGCTGCATCGTCGCGGTCGGCGAGGTTGATGCGGCAGGGGATGCGGCGTGAGGCGTGAGCTCGCGACATGGCTGCTCCTCTGGACGCTGATCTCCTCCGCCGTCGCCGCGGGGATCGTGGCCGGAGCCCTCATCGTCCTTGCCATCCACCCGGGCGCCGTCGCGGCCTCCCGGCCCGCCCAGCAAGCCGACTCGCCGCAACTCCCCGGCGAGATGACGACGGAGCGGACTCATGTCCCGCTGCCGTCGCCGGACTTCGCTGGGCGGACCGGGCAGCCGGACAGTCACCCCGGCGCCTCGACGGCCAGCCCGGTACCTGGCCGGATCACACCTCAGCCGGCGATCGGGATGCGGCCCGCGCCGACTGAGGAGCCCCGCACCGCGGCAATCCTGCGGGGCCTCGCTTCCTGGTACGACGCACCCGCCGGAGGGGCTGCTGCCGGCCCGGACCTGAGAGCGGCCTTGGGTCCGGGCTGGCGCGGCCAGAGCGTCGTCGTCACGCGCAGCGACGAGGGCGCCGCCGTCGTGGTCAGGCTGACCGACTGGTGCGCGTGCGGCGACCGCGGCGGCGTGCCGACCCTGATCGACTTGCCCCGCGCCGACTTTGCGGTGCTCGCCCTGCCGTCCGCCGGCATCGTCCGCGTCACCGTCGCGCCCATCCCCGCTCCGCCCGTGACATCGAGGGAGACGCCATGACCGATCCCAGCATCGCCGCGCTGGCCGAGGCGCTGTCTCGCACGTCAGAAGCGGGACCGCAGGGAATGGCAACGTGGCCCGAACGCTGGGCAGATGCCCTGTTGGCCGACCCCGAGTTCATCGCCATCTTCGCGGATGAGCGGTTCGCTGCATGGCAGAAGGGACTCGCCACCCGCATCGAGGAGTATGACTCCACCATCGCCAGCCTCCGCGCCGCAGCGGACGGTATCCCGCTCCTGCTCGCGGACATCACCGAGCGAGACGCCGAGATCGCCCGCCTCCGCGAACAGAATTACGGCCTGTACGCGGCAGTTCAGATGGGAGCGAACGAACAGGACCGCCTCCGCGCCGAACTGGACGCCGTGAAGATGGCGCGTGATGCCTACGCCACGGCGGGCCGCAAGATCGAGGAGGCAGCGCGGGCGCATATCGCGTGGGTGTACCGGATGCGGGGAGCGCCCCGCTTCACGATGACGAACCTCCGCGCCGCGCTGGGAGAGGGGTCATGATCTGCGGCTACCCCGACTGGTACCTCGTGTTCGGGGCCATCGTCATGGTCATCGTCGTCGCGATCCTCGCGGTGTCGACATGGAGGAATGGGCGATGAGCCGCGCCATCGCCGCCTACCTCGGCGCCGCAGTCGTCATCGCCTGGGCCGTCCTCACGGCCATCGCCTACCTCCGCCGCGAGCGCCCCGTCCCGGCGCAGCCACCCGAGCAGCCGTGGGACATCCCGCCGTGGGACTACCCGACGACGGTGACGACGGCCGGGGGCTCGGTGACGGTCGTCGACTGGCGCTCGGTGCGGTTGCACTAGACCCTGCGGATTGGCACCTTGCGCGGCGCGTGTACGCTTACCGCGTGGCGCCCTCCCTCGCCCTCGTCTGGATCGCCCGCCCCAACCCGGCGGGCGATCGGCGACTCCGTGGATGACAGATCACATGCCGGATCTCGGCGGCACCACCACCGAACGCCTCGGCAGGCTCGAGGACAAGCTGGACATGATCTCGTCCGAGATGGGCGAGCTCCGCGATCACGTCAACGGGCTGCAACAGGCCGAAGATCGGCGCTTCACGGATCGCCTCTTGCCTGACCGAGTCCGGGCGCTGGAGGACCAGATGCTCCAGACGCGGGTCTATCTCTCCCAGGCGAAATGGGCCGTCGCGGTCGCGGCCGGGGCCCTCCTGGCCGGCCTGGTCAACATGGGCCTCACGCTCCTGATCCTCTCGGCGGGGCACGGGACGTGATGGCCGCGGGGCGCACACTCCTCCCCGATCACGTCGACACGTTCCTGCGGGCGATCGTCAAGCCGGAACAGCCGGTCGGCGTCCGCGAGGTGGCACTCCTGCTCGGGGTCCACCCGAACACCGTCAAGCGGATCGCCCCCGACGAGCTTTCGTACTTCACCGTCGGTGCCCGCGGCGATCGCCGCTACCAGCGTGACGACGTGCGGGCCTACATCTACGCCCGGCGCAATGAACCGATGGAGCGTCGCCCCTCCCCCAATCGAGGGGGTCGGTCGGAAGGTTCTGGTCAGCCCGAAGGACCCGTAATGGGTGGCGCTCCATCGGACAAGGAAGGGAGCCACAGCCGATGACCGATAGCGTCCGAGCTTTCGCGCTGGGCGGCCTCTGGGTGCTGCTCTGGGGCGGCCTGGCCGTCGTCTTCGCGAGGATCATCCAGTGACCGAGTTCAGCCTGGGCGCCATCCCCAGCCCGCCCGATGCGCGGGACTACCCGCTGTCCCGAGCTCCGCGCTACGCCGAAGCACCCACGGCGTTCCCGGCGGCCTACAGCCTGCCGCCGCTCGTCCCGCTGGCCCTGAACCAGATGAACGATCCCGTCGCCGGCGGCTGCGTCCCGTTCAGCACCACGACCATTAAGCAGTACCAGGAGCGGCAGCAGACCGGCAAGTGGTTCTATGACGACGCCTCGGCCATTCGCCTGCATGGGCGCTGCAAGCAGCTCGACGGCATCCCCGGCGTGGAGGGCACGTTCCCCCGCGTGGCGCTGCAGATCGCCAAGGATGAGGGGATCCGGGCGACGAACGGGCGCAGCTACCTGATCGCCTCGTACTACACCCTCGCGGACGACCCGCTGGACAACATCAAGCGGACGCTCACGTTCTACGGGCGCCCCGTCCTGCTCGCGACGGCCTGGTACTCGAACTGGTTCGGCCTCGGGCGCAACTACACGATCAAGCCGCCCAACGGGCAAGTCGTCGGCGGGCACCAGTACATGGTCTACGGCTACGCCGTGCAGCCCAGCGGCGCGACCCATCTGCGGTGCGTCAACTCGTGGGGCACGGGCTGGGGCAGCAAGGGCCGGTTCTACATGCCGTGGCCGTACATCGAGGGCCAGGCGTGGGACATCTGGGCCACGATCGACAGGTAGGAGATGGACATGAAAGCGGATGACGTGAAGCTCTGGTTCACCTACGGGCTGGCGACCGTCATCATCGTCGGCGGGGGCGCGATGCTCTTCGTCTCGCGCAATGAGGCCAACTCAGACTTCTCTCTGCTGATCGCGGGCTTCATCGGCGCCGCCATCGGCTTCGTGTTCAATCGCGAGAGCGCCACCCAAGCCACCCGCGCAGCCGAGCGCATGGCGACGACCGCGGGAGGAACCCCGTGAACGCGCCCAACTGGCTCTGGTTCTTGGTCGCCCTGCTCGTTATTCTCGCCGTCCTGTTCCTGCTCGGGATCAGGGTGAACATCGGATGAAGCGCACCTGTCGCTGCCTGGGCTGCTCACACTGCAAGACGTGGCATCGCCCTGCGTGCAAGGTGGCGGGCTGCGGCTGCGAGGTGTTCATGTGAAGCGGCCCTGCCTCGGCGAGATCGTCCTGACCCGCGACAAGTCGTCGGGCCACGTCCACAAGCGCATCCGTGCGGGCAGCGGCCTCGCCACGCTCGAAGGTGACAACCTCGACGAGACAGGTGCCTACGAGGTGCTCGATACGCTGGCAGACGTGGATCCTGCCGACCTCTGCCAGCGGTGCTTCGACGAATCGAGCACGTATCGGGCAACCGCAGAGACCGGGGATCGCCTCATGCTGTGAGCGTACCTGTCGACTGCCTCGACCATGGCCCAGGCTGCACGGGTCGCGCGATGGGCGGGCGCTCTCGGTGTGCTGTGTGCGATAGGGGCAAGCAACGCAAGCGCAACGCCAAGCCCACGCGCCGCGCGCTGTACGGAGGGCCGTGGCCTTCGCAGTCACGGGCCATCCGTCGTGCCAACCCGTGGTGCCTCGTGTGTGGGTCATCACGGGATCTGACAGTGGACCATCCCACACTCGACGTGTTGTGCAGGATGCAC